AGGGCAAGACTTTATACAGTTACTAGCGTTCCTTACAGCTCCTGCAACTCTGCGTATTACTATCAACGGTAACAACAGTGACCAAGCTGGAGTAGCTGGGTTCAATAAGTTTAAGATACCCATACCAGTGGCATTAGGAACTCCGTCGTTTAGTATAATTAGAAGCGCCACAACAATAGCTAGCGTTGCAGGACTGCCGATAGAACCAGTAGATGACCAAGATGATTTGGCGTATTACTTCTTTAGCTCCAAGACTGGCATGTGACAGCCACAGATATGATTGGCTAGATATTTATCACGTATGTAAAAGAGGTAGTATAAAAATGGCGATTACAGTATCAAACCCACGATTTTGGTATTGGTTATACCGATGCCCACGTTGACCCAACCTTAAGGGACGGTGATGTATATCAGTTTGTTGCCAATGTTGACATTGTGGGAATACCGATTGGGGGAAGAAAACCAACCCCTGTAATAACAAGACAAGAAGTGGGTATGTTTTACGTTTCACCACACCCAGCTACATAAAAGATTAATTAACCAGGAGTACAAACAATGCAATTATTAACAGGTATAGAGCAACAAGGCGACTCAAAAGATTCCGGTGCAATGAATGAGGTATTACTTCAAACAACGCTAGCAGGAGGAACAGCAAAAAGCTATGTCAGGGATAAAGATAACGCTTCTTGGTCATTTGTCGCGGATTTAACTGACGTACCTCAAACAATGAGAGTGCCAAGGCTTGGGTTTTACAAAGTAGAGCTAACAGGCGCAGCTACATGCTACGGTGATTGGAGCTAAACCCCACCAGGTGACAAAACACTAATCGAAAATACAAGGTTCGGTATAATGACAGTAAAGAAAAAGGCCGCAATAAAAAAGAAGAACGGACGCCCTACAAGATACACTATCAAAATGGGTGATGCCCTTTGTGCTGAACTAGCGCAAGGTGTATCTTTGCGGACGGCCTGTAAAAACCCTTTACGCCCTTCAATATCAACTGTCTTCAATTGGTTTTCTATTCATGATAAGTTTTTGGAACAATACACGAGAGCAAAACAAGAAAGCGCCGATGCACTAACGGACGAAATGATCGACATTGCCGATAATGGCGAAAATGATTATATGGAAAAGTTAGGAAAGGACGGAAGAGTTGAGGGTTACATTGTAAACGGTGAGCATATACAAAGAAGCCGATTAAGAATAGAAACCAGAAAATGGTTAGCATCTAAACTTAAACCTAAAAAATACGGTGATAAAATAACGCAAGACGTAACTATTAGCGAAAAAGTAACGGATAACGGCGAAGAACAATTCTAACTTATGGATTTAGCAAAGTTCAGAAAGCACGTAAAAGATAAATCCCCTGCGTTTGTTCCATTATTTACAAATCAATGTAGGTATGAAGTAACTTGGGGCGGAGGTGGTTGCGTCCATCCAGAAACAAAAATACACACAGAATACGGACTTATGCGTATTTGCGATATAGACCGGCCAATGCGAGTGCTAAGCTGGAGTGATAAAAATCAACAATTCCAGCTTTCTTTAAGTGGTGGCTCGTTCCCAAAAGGTAGGGACTATCTATACCAAGTTTCAACGCGCAACGGAGTATTTCAATCAAGCGGGCATCACCTTGTTTTACTTTCAACAGGTGAGTATCAACGGGTTGATATGCTGTCGAGCGGCGACGAGATAAGTCAAGCGCAACCTTCCCATCTTGAGACCATTTCGGAATATTGCCGCTCAGCGTCGAGCGTAGATGCTCAACATTACTCGAAAATAAACGTAAATTGGATGGCTCGTTATGCAACCGAATGTCGTCAATATGATCCACTACCTCAAGAGGTAGGAGATTACGCTTTATTTTCTGAGCAACAACAAGGCGATTTTCTAACACACGGCCGCTCAAGTTCGACCTCCCTCGTCGAGCCAAATCCTATATTGTCAATAGATAGAGTCGATTTTTCAGAGTATTGGTGTATGCAGGTTTTAGACACTAACAATTACGTTTCAGAAGATGGTACGGTGCACCACAATAGTGGCAAGAGTCACATTGTAGCTAGAAAGTTTTTATACAGAGTATTGAAAGAAAAAGACGTTAAACATAACCTCCTAATCATAAGAAAAGTAGACCGAACAATTAAACGGTCAGTATTTGCGCTAATAAAAAACATCATTTCAATATGGTATTTAACAAGCGAATTTGATGTAAACCTCACTGATAAAACAATTATATATAAATTGAACGGCTCGCAAATTATGTTTAGCGGCCTTGATGACGTAGAGAAGTTAAAATCTATCGAGGGTGTTACGTCGATATGGATAGAAGAAGCTACTGAGCTAACACAAGAGGACTTTGAGCAGTTAGATTTACGCTTGCGTGGCGTCACTAAGTATATCAAACAAATAACGCTTACATTCAATCCTATCAGTGAGCAACATTGGATCAAGAAGATGTTTTTTGATGATCCAATACAAGATGTGTTTACGCTACACACAACATACTTAGACAACTATTTTATTGATGACGAATATAAAATGGTTATGGAAAACAAGAAGAAAACAAACCCAAGGTATTATGGTATTTATGCACTTGGTAAGTGGGGTACTGCTGAAGGGTTAGTATTTAATAATGTAATCACAAGGCTAGTAAGACAAGAAGAAATTGCAGGTCTAGACTTCGTTCAAGGTTTGGACTTTGGTTATACGAATGATCCTAGCGCATTCAATCAAACATATATCGACATAAAGAATAAAAAAATATATGTGTATGATGGGTTTTATGAGAAAGGGCTTACCAATGCTAATATAGCCGAGCGCATAAAATCACTATTTGCGCACAGGCATCTTACAACAGCGGATAGCTCAGAACCCAAATCTATCGACTACCTGAAAACAAAGAGCATTAATATACGTGGTGCAATGAAAGGCGCTGGATCAATCAGCACCGGCGTAGACTTCTTACTTGAATTTGAAATAATAGTAAATGCTCATTTAGTCGAGTTTATGACAGAATTTAATAATTATTGCTGGGCTATTGATAAAAACAACAAACAATTAAACAAACCTATTGATGACTTTAATCATTTTATAGACTCACTCAGGTACGCTTGCGAACACTACACAACGAATAAGGTCTTTGTTTTTGCTTGTTAATGGCTTTACTTGCTATAATCTAATCATTCTACAATGGAGGTGCGCGTAAATGTGGCCGTTAAATCTGTTTAAATCGTCTAATAAAGCGGTATCGTCTAACGTGCCAAGTGTCGAAAATCAAATCGTATATGCGCTAAAATCAATCACAACAGCTGAAAGTCAGCCAAGCTGGAATTTATATGGCAAAGCACAGGCCGATTGGTGTACGAGTACAGCTATAAATGAAGGTTATAACGCCAGTTCAATAGTCTATGCAGCGGTAGAAAAACGCGCCAAGCTAATAGCGGGCGTTCCTTGGTACGCTGCAAAGAAAAACAGCAAAGGCGAATTAGAGCGGTTACCAGATGAACACCCATTAAACCAGTTAATAAAAAGCCCTAATTTAGATCAATCATGGTACGAGCTAATGTACTTAGCTAGTCAGATGCTTGATTTATCGGGTTCGGCGTTTATGCCTGAAGTCAAAGGCGGCGCTCGGGGCTATCCTATAATGATTTCTTTGCTTAACTCACAATACATTAAAATAAAGCCCGGCAAAGAGCGCTTAATTGCTATGTATAAGTATGAAAACGGCAATTCAAAGCATGATATTGAGCCTGAAAACATGGTTCAGTTAAAGCTACCTAATCCACAAAGCGTTTATTTTGGGCAACCTGTATTGATGGCGGCGGGCAGGGCTACAGATATAGACAGGGAAGCTGGAGACTGGCAGAAATCCAGCCTACAAAACCGTAATATATCTGATATACATATAGAAGTACCAGAGGGCATTCAGCAAGATCAAATAGATTCAATACAGAAGAAGTTGAAAGAAAGATCGCAAACACCAGAAAATGCGCGATCGCCTTTAGTGTCAAGTGGCAAAATCAACCAGTTATCACGGACAGCGGTAGAAATGGACTTTACTAATTCAAGGCGTTCAGTTTGGACTGAGATCGCGGCGGTATTTGGCGTCCCATTGGGTGCTATGGGCTTCACTGAAGATTTGAATTTGGCAAATGCCGAGGCCATGATGAAACAATTGTGGACTGAAACAATTATACCGCAATTGGAATTATACAAGCGACAGTTTGATCACCAACTAGCATCAGAGTTTGGCGCTGATATTTGCATGGAATTTGACTTATCAAACGTTGCTGCACTTCAAGTTACACTGGAAAAGAAACTAGCGAATGCTGAAAAGCTTTGGAATATGGGCTTTAGTGCCGAGGCTATCAATAAGCGTTTAGAGATGGGCTTTGATCCTGAAGACTTGCCAGACGAAATAGAACCGCCTGAACCTAGCATAAACATGAATGACGATGGTGTAAAATCAATGTTAAAGGCGCTCGCATATGGACAGTGAAAAGAGGCTTTCAAGTGGCTAGACTAATAACAGGATTAACACCGAAACGCGAACAGGCTTTACAAGAGCGCATGTATTTGCAGTTATCACGGCGTTATGAGGGTTTATTCAGGCGTGAAATAGCTAGGGCAATGAGAGCAATCGCAAGAAGTGATAAAGACGCTGTAATCATACATGAGCGCAGAATAGGCGATTTACTAACAAGACTCTACACACAATCATATAAAATGTTTGGTCAACGGCTTTTAAATAACATAGTGAAGCATTGCCAGGCCAACGAAATCAAAAAAGATGTACCAAATAC